CAGAGGCGACCATGAAGTAGAGACTCGACCGAATGCGCTTTGACGCGGGTTTGCTCCCCGCGTGACAGCCGGAAATCCTGACCGGTGCGCGTTCGATAACGGGACCAGCGAAAAGGGATCGCTGTACGGCGTGTTTGTCATCCACGCCGAACAGTCGATCCCTTTTTTGTTGGTCGTGGAGTGTATGGAAAGTACGCGGACGGCGATGTGTTGTTGGTGTAACCAGATCCTGCAGTCGGATCCGGCGCTGTCGGTCTTTGTCCCGGCGATTTTGTGTCCGACACCCGCGTGTCGTGCGCGACAGCTGCTTTGGGGCTTACAGCACCGGAATAAAAAGGGCGAGATTGGCCACGTCTATATTCCGTCGCCGCGACAGGTGGAGTTTCATGAATCCTCTGCCAAGCACACGTTGTTTGGCGGCGCGGCGGGCCCCGGCAAGAGCCATGCCCTGCGCTGGGACCTCTATCACCGCTGTATCCGCCGCGCCGGCTACGAAGCGCTGTTACTGCGGCGCACGTTTCCGGAACTGGAAAAAACGCACATCCGTAAAGCCGCGCGCGAGCGGGAATGGTTCAACGCGACGCTGGTCACCTCTGAACACGTCCTGCGGTTCGACAACGGATCGATCCTCGAGTTTGGCCACTGCGATAACGACAGCGCGGTCAGCAAGTACCTCTCGACCGAGTACGACGCGATTGCGTTTGACGAGCTCGTCACCTTCGAGCGGGATACCGCGCTGGAAATCATGACCAGGGCGCGCACCAGTAAACCCGGCGTGCGCGCGATGGTGAAGTGCGGCAGTAACCCGGGCGGCGTCGGAGCGCTCTGGGTGCTCGATTTCTTCATCGACAAGAGCGTCGATCGGGAGCGCTATCCCTTCTACGAGCCGGAGGAGTGGGCGTTTGTGCCGGCGCGCCTCGATGACAACCCCCATCGCGATCTGGATCAGGAACGCTCACTCACCGTGCTGGATCCGGCGCGCTATCAGCAGCTGCGCTTCGGGAACTGGCGCGTCTTCGATGGGCAGATGTTCAGCGTCTGGGATGAGCGCAAGCACGTCGTGGACGTCACCATTCCCACGCCGGCTCATCAGACCTGGTTCTGCTCGATGGACTGGGGCTTTAACGCGCCCGGGGTCTGTCTCTGGTGGGTCGCCGCGGAGGACGGGCACTACCTCGTCGTGGATGAACTGAAGTTCAAGGAAACCGCGGTGCGTGACGTCGCCCGGATGATCAAAGAGAAAAGCAAGGCGCTGGGGATCAAGAAAGTGCCGCAGGTCTGGGCCGACCCGGCGATCTGGCAGCGACACGGGCAGGTCGGTGAGGCGATCGGCGAAACCTTTTCCCGGCTGGGCGTGCCGGTGACCAAAAGCAACAACGATCGGATGAACGGCTGGCAGCGGCTGCAGGAAATGCTGCGCGACGCGCCTGATGGGCGTCCGTGGCTGCAGGTCGATAAAAGCTGCCGCTATCTCACACGCACCTTGCCGGCGGCGGTGCGCGATGAGAAAAATCCGGAGGACCTCGATACCGCGGGCGATGATCATGCGCTCGATGCGCTTCGGTACGGGGCGATGTCGCGGCGGCGCTTCACCGGTCGCGCGCCGCTGCCTACCTTCCTGCCCGGGAGCCTCGGCGCGCTGGTAGCTGAGATGCGTATGCCGTCCCGGCTCATCCTTGGGCAGCACAGCGTGAAGGGGGTCATGTGATCCCGCAGCCGCCCACTGATCCGACGCCGCCGGCTGATCCCTCGATGAGCATCGGCACGCCCGGGATCGAGCCCGACCGCGAAGTGGATTCGAGCGATGCGATCCCGATGACTGCCGACCAGATGGGGATCTGGTGGTCGCGGGTGGAACGCGCGCGGACCAGGCGCGATGTGGTGACGGTGGAGTGGCAGACCAATCTCGACGCCTACGAGGGGAAACCGCTGCAGCACGCGCCCACTGCCGACTACGTGAATCCGAACACGGATTTTGCGGACGTCGAGCAGAAAAAGGCGCAGTTGTTTTTCACCACGCCGGAAGTGCATTGCATTCCGCAGGAACCGCTCTCTCAAGGGCAAGAGAGCGTGATTCTGATCAAGCAGGCGGTCCTCAACGACAAGCTCGGGCCCAACGGGGTCGATGCCAAGCGGATGATGGATAAGACCATCTTCGACGTGCTCTGCCCTGCCGGCTGGGGCGCGACCAAAATTGGCTACGACGTGGTGACCCGCCCTGTCACTCAGCAGATTCCGCATCCAATTCCCGGGAATCTGCCGATCCAGCAGTCGATCGACGTGCCGGTCTACGAAGAATTTTTCTGGGAGCACTTCTCGCCCAAAAAACTGCTGATTCCCGACGATTACCGCGACAACAACTACGACAAGGCTCCATGGCTCGGGATGGAGCTCTCGATGCCGCTCGCGGTTGCGAAGCGGCGCTTCAAATTGCCGCCGGATTTTTCCGGCACCAGCAGCGAAGACCCCTATGTGTTTGAGGATCCGCAGGGCACCGGTTCCTCGCGTCCGCAGGCGCGTGATCTGGTGACCGGGGTCGAGCTCTGGTATCACGCCGCGCTGGAAGACGAGACGGTGTTTCACCCGGAGCTCTTCCGCAAGCTGGTGCTCATTGACGGGATGCGCGAGCAGCCGGCGACGCACCAGGACAGCCCGTATCAGAGCCTCGACCCACAGGGTCGGCTGACCGCGGACTCGATGATCGGCAATCCGATCCATGTGCTCACCATTCGCGACCTGACCGACTCGGCCTATATCCGATCGGACTGCTCGATGACGCGCGATCTGGTGGATCAGCTGTCGAAGTTTCTCACCACGCAGGTCAAGCAGCGGGACACCTCGATTCCTCTGCGCATGGTGGATGAAGGCGTCATCACACCGGATGTGATGAAAAAGATCACCGATGGCGACTACGGCACATTTATCCCGGTGCCAGAGGGTCGATTGGAGCCGCCGCCGATTGTGGAAATCGCCCGGGCCCAGTACCCGCGTGAAAACTACGAGGGACAGGCGCGCATCGAGCGGCAGCTGGCTAAAACGCTCGCGCTGGACAGCAATCAGTCGGGAGCGACTGATGCGACGAACCGGACGGCGACCGAACTGACCATCGTGCAGAACAACGCGAGCGTGCGCCTCAAGGGTGAGCGCAATCGCGTGATCCAGTTCTTTATTGCCGGCGTGCGCAAGTTCGACAGCCTCCTGCAGCGGTTTGCCTCCGACACCAACGTCATCCAGATTGTGGGTCCCAACGGCGCGCAGGGTTGGGCGCAGTGGAACAAGCAGACGATTGCGGGACGCTGGGCGTACGCCATCAAGCCGGACAGCGGGCTGGATCTGGACGAGGCGACCGAGCGCAAGAACGCGCTCGACGTCTACAACATGATCGGGAAAGACCCGCTGGTCGATCGCAGCTACCTCCTGACCGAGCTCGCTCCGGCGCTCCATCTTGATCCGCAGCGGCTCAAGGCGCAGCCGCAGCCGCCCAAGCCGGACCATCCGTCGCTGAGCTTTTCCTTCAAGGGGGAGGATTTGCTCAATCCGTTGGCGGTTGCGGTGATGCTGCAGGGCGGCGTGACGGTGACGCCCGACATGATTCAGCAGGCGCACACGCTGATTCAGACGGCGACCGGGATTCCTGCGCCGCCCGTTTCGCCCAGTCCCGGTGTGCCCGGGATGCCGCCGCCGACTACCCCGCCGCCGGGACCGCCGGGACCGCCGCCTGGAGCCGGCGCGCCGCCGCCGCAGCCGCCGCAACCCGGCACGATGCCGAGAGCGCCGATGGTCACCGCGCATGAAGCGAGAAAGACCGGCGCGATTTCCGGTGCGCCCGATCTGCCGCAGCGTGTGGGAGGAACCTAAGTATGTGCTCCACCTGTGGACGTGAATTGGCGATTGGCGATTGGCCGTTTTGCCCCCACGGGCGCGGCGGATCCGCGGTGGTGGGCGATGAGATCGACGTGGTGATCGAAAACAACGGCACGAGCCAGCCAATCCGCTTCCGCAGCCGGGAAGCGCTGAGAAAGCACATGGCGGCGCACAACCTGACGCCGTTTGTGCGGCACGTGTCGGTTCCAGGCTCTGACAAGTCACCGCACACCAGTGACTGGAGCCGCGGGATCGATCCGCAGACCTTAGAGAACGTGCGCGTGCTGCTCTCGCGCGGTTCCGAGGTGGGAGAGGAAGGCGAGCCGTCGCTGCCCATTGAAGTCACCGTGCGGACACTGGACACCGGGTTTGTGGTGAAGCTGGAGCGTGACTGATGTACCGATTCCTGATTACCGATGAGACACCGGAGTTGGTCGCGTGCAGCTATCAGGACTCCGTCGCACAGCCCGGAAAAATGATCTGCTACAACGAAGACGGCACCGCGCTGGTGGTGGAACCCGAGAGTGCCGGAGGCAAGATTCGTTCGACGCGTCCCGATGAAAATCCGGATTCTCCGTGGTGCTGGGGCGATCCGTGTGGCGATCTGCTGGTCTACCGGCCTGATCCGGAGAACGAACCCGATCACATCGTGGCGTTCCGCATGGTGGTGAAATAGTGAACGCCGGTTCAGTATTTCTGCTCGGCAGCAGTTACACCGGGGGGGCAAGCGGTGTGACGCCGATCGTGCGGATGTTTCCGCCGCCGCCAGCCGGCAGCTACGACCACGTGCTGCCGTGGACGCCGCCGACCTCGCGCGATTATCTGCGCGGCGACTGGTGGGCCGTGCCGCAGCCGGGACTGCCGGCGGTGCCGGGTGGCCCGAGCGGCGGCAGCAGCGAACATCCGGAGCGGATCGTCACCGGCCTCGACTACAAGTACGACCGCAGCACGTGGTGGCCGCAGATGGTCGATCGTCATCGCGCGCGCGGGTATACCCACTGGTGCCGCTGGGCGAGTAACGCATTGTGGGATCCGGTGGGCGGCGACCCTTCAATTCCAAAATTTGTTGACGACTGTGGATTGCTCAAGCGCTTGGGCATGTCGTACGTCGTGGTCTCGCTGGCAAGCAAGGTCTACGACCCGCGCGATATGACGCCGCAGCAGTATCAGGATCGGATCGGTCCGCTGCTGATGGCTCTGCTCAATGCAAAGGTCGTCGATGAAGTGATTCCTGCCTTCGAGATGGATAGCTTCAACGTACCGGGCGAGCCGACGATCCAGATCGTGAAGTGGGTCGGCCAGCAAGTGCATCCGCGTGGCGTCAGCAACTGGTGCCACTTCTACCCGGAACACACCAGTTGGTTCGAGGACGGTGACCCGAGAGGCCGGTACGGGTTCTGGGACGACCTCGGTGCCGACTGTGACGGCCTGAACTATCAGGCCGACTCCAGTTGGGATGTGCCCGAGCTCCAGGCGCGAATTGTTGACAGTCTCAAGCAGTTTGGTGAGCAGGGCAACGCGCATAAGTTCCGGCTCTGCGAGGACCAGGCGATCAAACAGTTTACTGGGGACCCGTGGGGGTCCGGTTCGGAACACCCGAACGAAGACGATGGAAGCCAGCGCGGGTATTACGCGTGCTGCACGGTTGACAACGTCGGCCACACCGACGCGAAGGTGTGGGGCTATGGAAACGGCGGCATGAACGACGACGGGATGTGGCTCTGATGCCTCTCAGCAATGCAGATATCCGGCGCACGCGAAAGAAGCTGGCTGAAGCCGACGCCATCCTACGTGCGGGGCTCGCGCCGCCCTCGCAGGTGATCACCGTGCCGGTCGGCGCGTCGATTCAAGCGGCGATTGATAGCGCGCCAACTGGTGCCGTCATTGCCATTGAACCGGGCACCTATTCCGAGTACCTGACTGTGGGCGCACGTGACGTGACGTTGCAGCCCACGGTCATCGTGCCGCCTGGTCCGCGCGATCCGTCGTGGGTGCCCGTGACGCTCATCAGTGATGGCGAGACGACGGTGACGCTGCAGGGTCATGGATACAGCACGCTGGTGGGTCTGGGTGTGAGGAACAGTAACCCTAACGCCACCATCATCACAGACCTCGGTGTCGGGACGAAGCTCGATCGCGTGCTTGTGCTCGGCGACCCTGTGCAGGGGCAGCATCGCGGGATTCTGGCGCACGGACAAAACGGCATCTACGAGTACTTGCACGTCGATAACTGCGGCCTCGCTGGGCGCGATGCGCAGGCGATTGCCGGCTGGGACGGCACGCGTGACCTGTTTGTCACCGATTCATATCTGGGCGGTGCAGCGCAGAGCGTGATGTTTGGCGGTGCCGACTCCATCAGTTCGGACCGGATTCCGAGCGGCATCACCTTCGAGCGCTGTCACCTTGGAAAGAATCCGGACTGGTATGGGAAGTGGGACATCAAGACCAGCCTTGAGCTCAAGTGCTGCAAGCACTTTGTGATGACCGATTGCGTATTGCAGTGGTCAGGCACCTCGGGGGGACAGAGCGGGTACCTCATCGTGTTGACGCCGCGTAACCAGGACGGCAATGCCCCATGGTCGTGCATCGATGGTGTGCTGATCGAGCGTTGCCGCTGCATCACTGGCGGCGCGGGCATTTCGATGCTCGGCAGAGATGACGATCAGCCCTCAGGGCCGCTTACCAACGTGGTGATTCGTGACGTGAGCTTCGAGGACATCAATCCGGCCAGCTATATGGGGTCGGGTTGGATCGTGTTCCTCAATCACGCGCCCGAGCACGTCACTATGGAGCGCATCACCGCACAGGGCCCGAGCGTGAGTGCGATCGTCTATGTGGTCGATCCTGCCGTCGCGCTCACCCTGCGTGATTTCAACGTGGTTGAAGCGCCGTGCGAATACCCCTACAAGATCGACGGCGGCGGCTCGGGGTTGCAGGCGCTGCAGGAGTACATGCCTGACGCGGTGATTGATATCACCGACGAGGACCAGGGCGCGCAGGATCTGCCCGTGAGGCGACGGTGATGATGCGTGGGCTTGTGCTGCTCGTGTGCGTGCTGACGTCGTGCGGTTGTGTGCTGCATCTGCATATGGTCCCGAGTTATCGGTGTCAGGACGGATTACCGATCCGCGTACTGGTCGATGTGGCATGTCGTGACGGCATCTGCGGGTACACCTGCGCACCAGATCGGTGGAAGGACGTGTGGCGATGATTCAGCTGCGAAAGCAATACGACCCGAAGCTGGCGAAGCTGCTGATGCTGCTCGACCAGGTGCTGCACGAGCAGGGGCTCGGGCTGTTCTGCACGCGGTGCAACAAGCTCGGGATGAAAGATGGCGTACGCGGGCTCTCCACCGATCAGGAATACGTGCTGGAGTGCGGCTGCACGCGCCGCAGCTGGACGGTCGATCAGGGTAAGGGCACGGTGCAGGTGCAGTGATGACACCGACGACGACGACGACGGAGTGTTCGTGTGAGACGGAATCTCGAGTGCCGTACCTGCGACCCAGTGGCACGTTGATCTGTCTGGCGTGCGGATTTGCGATTCCGCCGCCGCGACCGCAACCGGTGGAGCGACCGTAACTGATGCCCGGTCCCTATTCGACGGATTTTCTCAATCGCCTGGGGTTAGGCGAGGGGTTGGTGACGCCGCCGACTGATGAACTATTTCTTCGCCAGCAGCGTAGTAATCCGGATCCGACTATCACGTCGCATCCGGTCGATCCGGGAGATAGCTACAGTTCGGCGCGATCGTTTTCGGTGGGTACCGACGCGGGTGAACGCGTGATGCCGCAAGTGGTCAATGGGTTTGTCTTGCCTCAGCAGGATGCGATCAATTGGTCGAATAAGACAGGGCGACATTTCGGTATCTACGACACGCCGGAGCATGGTGACGCGGCGGGTCAGCGACTGCATGAACTGCAAGCGTTGCATGACGACCTCTTGCGGGTCGGTAGTCAGCGATCGAGTTCGATGCGGGATGCGCTCGTTGCAGCGCTTTCGCAAAGTGGTGGGAAATGATCACATAGATCGCTTTCGCGTGAGCTAGGCTGGCCAGCCGCAACACCTTCGCCAGAGGGTGCGCTCACGCGAGAAATCACTGGCGCGCACGCCTAAAGGCACGTGCATCGCGGATCCCATGGGTCCGCGGCACGTGCCTTTTCTTTTTCGCGAACCAGCGGCGACACAGCTGGTGAGGGTCTATGGCAGAGAACGAAGCGGCTGGAGGATCGACCACGACGACGACTGCGCCGGCAGCGCCGGCATCTCCCGCTGCGGCAGCGACACCATCGTCGTCTGCGACATCGAGCGGAGACGTAAAACGTGCCACGAGTTTCGGAGCCGCGCTTCGGACCGCGGAGAAAGAGGCCTCGTCAGCTTCTGCGACACCTGCGACTGAGGAAAGTGCGTCAGCAGCCGCGACAGTGCTGCCCACGGATGCAGGCACCAGGACGGGGACAGAAGGCCCCGTGCCGTACACGAGATTCCAGGAACAGAGTCACGCACGAAAAGCAGCCGAAGAGAAGCTGAAGGCGCTGGCATGGGCGGAAGGGCTCGATCAGCAGTTGATGCTCGACACGGTCAACTGGCGCACGCGCGCGCATCGGGATCCGAGTGGGTTCGTGCAGGAAATTTTCCGCACGGCCTCGCCGCAGGTGCAAGAGCAGCTACGGGGGGTGATCGCCAGTCTTGTTGGCGCACCGCCCGCGGCAGCAGCGACTCAGGATCGGGAACCACAGCCCGACGTCGTCACAGACACCGGGACACCGGTCTATTCCGCCAAGCAGCAGGCGCTCTGGTACGACTGGCAGCGCCGCCAGATGATGGCAGAAGTCCAAAAGCAACTGGCTCCGCTGCAAAACGAAGTGAAACGGAGCCAGCAGCTGCGCGACCGTGTGATTGCCGAACACAAGACACGTACCTTCGCCAGTACGACGGCGAAAAGTGCGGAGTCGTGGCCGCATTTCAAAGAGAACGTCAAGCCGATTGTCGAGGAGCTCCAGAAGCTGCCGCCCGGGGAGACCGAAGCGGCAGAGGAACTGAACCTCTACAAAGCGTACATGACGGTCTACACGCGTGACGTCCTTCCAGGTCTGTCGGGGAAAGCCGAAGCCGCCGTTCTCGCCGATCTGAAAACCAAAGCTGTAGCGGGCTCAGAACATCCGGGACGAACAGGCACCACCGAACCGCAGAAGTTCAAGTCGATGCGGGAGTCGCTGGCCTTTCATCTCAAACAAGCTGGCGTCCGCTGATAGAGGAAACCTATGCCTGTACCGAATCTCGGGCAGATTGTCGCCAATGCGTGGGTCGCATATGTCGGCGGTCAACCTGAGGACAACATTTTCGAGGATTACTGGATGTTCTCCCAGTTTTCCAAAGGGCAAGGGTTCAAGTCATTCGATGGTGGACTCTCGATCAATGGCGGGATCGATTACGCGCTGAACACCACGGTCAGCAGCTACACCGACACCGACACGATCAGCACGACACGCATCGACGTGTTCGACGAGTACAGCTTTCCATGGAAAGAGTACGCGGGCAACGTCGTGATGTCCTACCTCGAAGAAGCGAAGAACCAGGGATCGGGCCGCAAGTTCGATCTGCTCGAAGGAAAAATGGAAAACCTGCGCACCACGCTGCAGAAGGTGCTCAATGACGGCATGTTGTCGGATGGGACCGGCAACAACAGCAAGGACATTGGCGGACTGCAGCTGATCGTCGCAGCTAACCCGACCGTCGGCGCTCCCGGCGGCATCAACCGCGGCACGTTCTCGTTCTGGCGCAATCAGCAAGTCGCCGGCACCAAGACCACCACCGCATTCGACAACCTGCGAGCCGCGATGCGCAGCTGCTACAACCTGTGCGGATCAGGTGTGGACGCGACGCATCCCAGTTTCGCACTCACCGATCGTCTGACCTTTGAAGGGTACGAAGGCCTGCTGGTCGCTAACGAGCGATACACGGAGAAGACGAAGGGCGATGCCGGGTTCAAGAACGAAGCGCTCACGTTCAAGGACATCATGATCGCCTACGACAAGTCGCCGTCTTTTCTCGCCGGCAGCGTGTATTTCCTGAACACGAAGTACATCAAGCTCGGTTACCAGTCGGGATTCTGGATGAAGGGCCGTCCAGCGGTCTCGCCTGCCAACCAGACGATCGAAGTCTTCACGGTCATGACCATCTGCAACCTCTACACGTCGAATCCGCGCCGCCTCGGCGTGGTGACGGCGGTGAATTGAGAAGGAGATAAGTCATGCCTACATTCACACAGGATCCGATTTCGATCGGACAAGACGGATTCACCGCTTTGGTGACTCCATCGCAATCAATGGGCGCGCTCGGAAAAACCAAGGACGGACGGGTTTTCCGGTACTGCAGGGCCGGCGCAGTTGATCTGGTTGCCGGTAACGTCGTGCAGTCGCCGACAGTCCAGGCACTGCATCTGGCGATTACTCCGCTGACTGCGGCTATCGGCGCAACACAGGTGTCAGCCACCCTCGGCGCTGCACCTGCCGCGGCAGGCCAGTACGCAGAAGGCATTCTCGGCATTGACGGCGGCTACGGGCACTGCATCGCCGGCCATGGTGCGGTGCTCGCATCGGGTGTCATCACGCTGTCGTTGCGTGCTGACGATCCGCTGCAGGTCGCATTGCCGGGAACCTTCAAGGTGAACCTGATGGCCAATCCCTACAACGGAGTCGTCCAGATGCCGACCGTGGCGGCTGGTCTGGCTGTAGGGGTCGCGGGTTACATCATCCCAGCCGGTCAGTACGGCTGGGTGCAGGTCATGGGGCTCGCGTCGGTGCTGGTCAACGGCACTCCGGGTCTCAACGCCGCGGTGACCAACGGGGCCACAGCGGCAGGGTCGGTGGACGTCATCACGACCACCAATCTGGTGACCTCGCGTGTGCTCGGCTACATGGCGCAAGCAGGTGTCACCGGCAAGGCGTGTCTGGTGAACCTCTGCATCAATTGACAACCTGCGGGGTGCGCGTGTTGTGCGCGCATCCCGTTTGTGCGGAGTGGAAATGGCAAAGAATTTTGGTATCCCCGACGACTCGCCCATCCTGACGGGCACCAAGCAGGATCCAGTGCCAGAGCCTGAACCAGGGCCAGATCCGGATCCGGAGCTCCCGCTGCTCAACCCGCGTGACATGGCGTTGATTGCAGCGACCGTGGCAGCGGTGATGAAGGCGGTGCCCTCAGCGCCTGCGACCTCGGTCGCGGCAGTCGCGGCGGGCGTGCGTGAAGCCATGGCCGGCAATGTCGAAGCCAACGCGGCGGCGATGAAGCGGGTGCTGAAGCCGGAAAACGATCCGGCCCCGATGGTGAGCGTATTCAACCCGGCAGGCGACCGTGATCATCCGCGGCCCACGCTGAAGTGTCAGTTCACGCTGTTTGACGGTGTGCCGATCGACGGTCTCACCGACACGGTCGAGGAACTGACGCTCTACAACCGACTGGTCGCAGGTGACTACTGGGTCACTAAGTCAGACGGGACCATGGTGCTCTTCAAGGTGCGTGAGCATCGCAACGATCTGGACGAACTGCAGCGGATCAATCTGTGGTTCCCCTGTCGCGACGAGGCCGATCGCAACGGCTGTATGCCGATGGTGGTCTGGCTCCGTGAAATCGTGTGGCAGATTGACCGGGTGGCAGCGTAACAGCGGCTGACGCCGATTCGTCAGTGGTCCGCGGGTCGCTGGGCGCTGCGCTGCCCCGGCGCAGCGGACCCTGACTGCTGACGGATCGGCGTCGCCAGTTT